ACCCGTTGGTAACAGGGTAGAAAGTAACTGAAAAATAAACTCAAAAATTTCAAAACTAATAAACCATACTTTCTAATAGGAGAATTGAAATAACAAAATTTTAATTTAAAGACAAATTTTGAAAAGTTTAAGGACGACCAACATTAGTCAAAGGTGGAACACCAACAAGATACATCAAGGAAAAATCATCACCAGGAGCACGATAAACACGAGCGTTTATTGCACCCTGAGCACCCAATGTAGATGCAGCCCAATTAGTTGAGACAGTCAACAATTGAGGAGGCAAATGCCCACGTAAGACATCATTCATTGTAATAGGAGAATCAACATTACGAGTATAAATTGTAGCAGGAGAGATATGAGAAACATTATAATAAGGTAATTCGACTTCAGACATACCCTCGACTGAAGATTTAACTATTTGCATAGAATTTCCCACATTAGTTATACCACTATAAGGATCTGGAATAATAACAAAACCATTATTAGAGGTTGGAGAAAACAAACTCAACAAATAATTAAAAGTATCTTGAACGGAATTAATCAATGTAAAAACCAAACCCTCAGATAAATTTTGAACAATAGGAGCCCCAGTTGTATCTTGTTTTTGAATGGAAACGGCATCAACTTTCAAGCGCATGGAACCACGATAAAATGCATAAAGATAATAATAATAAGAATATAATGAAATATCAAAAGAACCAGTTCCAGGAGTTGAATTCTTTGGAGCAGCAACCGAAAATGGAGACAAACAAAATGCCATATTAGTAGAACTAAAACCAAGAGTATTCCAATATCCAAATCGTTTTATCAATTGACGAACAGACATAATCTTTTCACCTATACTCATAGCTTCAGGGGACCAATTGGCATCAATTTTGTGTGTGTCAATTGACATTGGATGTACACCATGTTGTGCATCATTTCTAGCAATAGCTTCATTTTCTCCCATCATCTGAACCCCAACACGATTATCGTATTCTTCCCTATGTTCCTTTTCTTGCTTAGCACTCTCAAGAGCAGTAAAATTACCTCCCCAAGGAACATAAGAGGGACCACAAGGTGCAGCAAACGTCAAATCCGGACCACCATTTACCTCAACCAAAGTTTCAACAGAAGGAAAAACGTTATTAGCAGCAACCAATTGATTAAGAACTTCAACACGTACAATACCAGTAACAGCATTGTACATTAATTGATTATTAGCTCCCAACCAAGAAGCTTCCGGTCTAATACAAAACATCCAGGGACGCGAAGACACATAAGGAATAGTAAAAGAGACTTCAGTTGATTCACGTAAATCAACAATAACTTTTTGTGTTCTAGAAACATCAGGCGTTCCAGTTGAAATAGTAGTATTAAAATAAAAAGGTATAAAACTAATACGTAAACGCCCTGAATGAAATTTAGTTTTCACAAATTTAAATGTATACACTATAGAACCACGCCAATAACCATGAGTATTTGCGACATATCCCATATGCGTACACCTAAAACGATCAGTAATTGTAGCAGAGTAATTCTTAACCTTAAAAGGAGTTACAAAATTATCCCACAAAATTGTATCAGTAGACTGTGTAGTGTCCCAGTTAAATCTATCCCAAAAATTTGGAATAGATAAAATATGTGACATATCCATTTCATCAGCAGAAGTACCAGCCATACCAGGTTTTGTCTCAATTTCATTATCAGCCGAAAGAGCCATCTTATGAGAAGTATCAACACCATTATAATTTGCCATTCTATTTTGACCACGTAATTTAGACTCGCACGCAGGTGATTGGGAAGTAGGTTTAGAAAATCCAAGAATTTTAAAAATATTTGAAGCTGCAGAAGAAATCCAAGCAGGTCGAGTAAAAAGATTACCAAGAATAGGAATTTTCGACAAAGTGGAAAGACCACCAGATACTTGTCCAAAACCAGAAGAAATAACACCAGAACTTTTCATCTGTTGCAATTCCCCCATCATTTGAGCATAAATCTTATCTGGAGATTTCTTATAGCTTTGATTAGTCCAAGCTTGTCTAAATTCTGCATCCGTCATCTTGCCACGACGTAATTGTTCAGCAAGATCAACACGATTTGGACCAGAACCAGTGAATATATTGGCACCTGTTGGATATTGAACATCAACATCCTACAAATGCGCCCAAACAGTATATTCAATAGAACCAGTACCAGAAACTTGATCCCTTAGTTGACTATATACAACAAGATATATAGCGCCAAAAGATCCTTGACCAGTAATCAAATTATAATAAACATGAGGAGAAACATAAGGAATACGCATTTCCACTTCTGTACCAACGGACAAATCTAAATCAGTTCGAGGACAACCCGAACGACCCTGTAATGTAGAATTAACTAAAGCAACACGATTAGGCATATACTGTGCATAAGGATAATATTGTAACATCAATCTTCCCTGTTG